AAGATTTAATAGCAGAAGCAAATTCTCCTATCAAAACCATAGTGGCAATTTATCCAGGTAGATTTCAACCAATGGGTAAACATCATGCACAAGTATATGATTGGTTAGCTAAACAATTTGGAAAACAGCATACATATATTGCAACAAGTGATAAAGTTGCATTACCAAAGTCTCCTTTTAACTTTAGAGAAAAATTACAAATAATACGTAAACATGGTATACAAAATGTTTCTCAAGAAAAAAATGTATATGCTCCAGAAAATATATTAAAAAAGTATGATCCAAAAACTACTGCAGTAGTATTTGTATATGGTAAAAAAGATGCAGGAAGATTAAGGACAACAAAGAAGGATGGCACCCCTGGATACTTCCAAGAATATTCAAAGTCTAAAAATAATTTACTTGGTTACGACCAACATGGATACTTCGTTACATCACCGCATATTAGCCTTAAGGTTAAAGGATTTGGTGAGATGTCAGGAACAACCTTAAGGCAAGCATTAGCTGCAGCAGACAAAGATACATTCAAAGAAATATTTGGTTGGTTTGACCCAAAAATATTTGATATGGTTAGATCTAAATTATCTGAACAAATACAAGAATTCTTAACAACAATAAATATTAAAGATTATTTAACAGAAGCAAGTACAGCTTCAGGCCAAGGCAAGGCAGATGTTGATGATGGTCCTAGATATTATTATGGAAACCAAGCTACATATAAAAGTAAAACAGCTGAAATGGCAAAACGATTAGGATATGAAGTAGTAAATTATATTCTTAAAGATACTCCATTAGAAATACATAATACAAACTTTCCAAAAGGCCCTCCATTAACAGTTTCATTTTTCCCGACAGGAGTTAAAGGAGGAGATGTGTCAGGTACAGATTATATGAAAGATTATAAAGGATCACCAGCCTATAAGATATGGAAGAAATATATTAAAAAAATAGCATCAGTTGTAGGATATAAATTTTTAGATTTTCTAGGAGCAGAAGATTCGATTGATTCTAGTAAAGGAGAGGTAATGAAACCAACAACATTAAAAGAAGATATTAAGTTACCAGTTAATATAGGTGATACGGTATTAATGGGAAAATTCAAAAATAAGAAAGTAGTTGTAAAAACAGTAACATGGAATGAAAAAGGAGATCTATTAATTAATGGTCGTTCTGCAATGAGAATGAGAATTATACCTCAAGAACCAAAACCTAAAACATTAGGAGAATCATTAGCTATCCAGTTATTAAATGAAGGTGGAGCAGCAGGGCATATGAATCACCCATTTGATGATAGAGACATTACATTTGGAGATATGAAACAAATGATACGATTATCACTTGAAGGTAAATTAAATATAGAATCCGGAGTTCAAGAAAAAACGGATGGCCAGGCATTAGCTATTACATTCAAAGATGGTAAGGTAGGAGCAGCAAGAAATAAAACTACAATTAAAGATCCAATGGATATTAATGCAGTTAAAATGAAATTTGCTGGTAGAGGCGAAATAGAAAAGGCATTTTCATTTGCTATGCAAGATTTAGAAAAGGCATTATTAAGAATACCAAGAAATAAATTAGATGATGTATTTCAAAATGGATCTAGATTCCTAAATATAGAAATCATTTATCCAGGAACTAAAAATGTTATAATGTATGGTTCAAAAGCTTATATACAATTTCATGGAGTAGATGAATACAATTTAGAATTAGCAACCAAAGTAGATTCTTATCCTGAATATGCTCCATTATTACAAAAATTAATTGCAAGCGTGAATGCCCATGTACAAAAACAATTTGAAATTATACCACCAAAAATATTAACAGTTGGTAAATTACCTGATTTTGAAAAGAAAGAAAAACATTTTATAGATCAAGTAACTTTCTTACAAAAACAATTTCAACTAAAAGATACAGATGAATTAGTAATGTGGCATGAAGCTTGGTGGAAAGGAAAAATTGAACAAACAATTCCATATGCAACAGATGATATAAAATTAGGATTATTAAAAAGATGGGCATACTTTGATAAATCATTTAGAATGAATAATAAAACTATACCAGATCCTGAAACATTACAAATGGCCAAAGAATTTGACAAACAAGATTTTGCAAAACAAAATAAACATAATGTATATAATTTTGAAAAGATATTTTTAGAATTAGGTGTAGAAATATTACATAATATATCAGATTATTTGTCAGTAGTTCCATCTGATGCAACAAAAGATATTAGACAACGAATAGCTACAAAAATCAAAGTCATCCAGAAATCTAAGGACCTAGCGTCACTTGAAAAATTAAAATTTGAATTAAAAAGAATAGAAGACCTAGGAGGATTTGAAAAGTTAGTACCTTCAGAAGGAATTGTATTTGTATATAAAGGTAAGACATATAAATTAACAGGTCTATTTGCACCAATTAATCAATTACTTGGAATAGGCGGACTAAGCGATAAGTAGCATATTTATATTAAAAATAGGGGAAAAACAATGAATGAAAAAGTATTAAGAGAAGCAATTAAAACAGAAATCCGTAAAGTACTAAATGAAGGACCATATGGTTCTGGATTAGGCGGAAGTGAACGTCAAAAAGTATCTAGAATTTTTCAATATATGGAAAGAAAAGGATTATCTAGATTTTTAGCAATGTTAAAAACGGATATTGAAAAGGCTCAAGCAATTGCAAAATTTGCTGACTTAGTAGGATTACCTGTTAATAAGGTATCACAATTAAGAAGCCAACTTGCAAGAATGAAGAGATCTGCTCGTTCTGGTAGTGATAAAGAAGTTTAATAATAAAGGGTTATAATGAGCAAACTACAAAACGTAAAAGCCATTAAAAATATGTTGTCAGGGACTCATAAGTCTCAAACACGACAAACACATTATTATGGTAAAACTTCAAATGAGATACTAGAAGAAAATATAATTGAAACATCTGAAGACGGAAAACCAAAAATTTGGATAGAAGTAGACCCCAATACTAATTCCAGAATGAGAGTAACACAACATGATGGTTGGAAATCTAAAGAAACAGAATCTGGTTATTTAGTTAGAAAGGCTATTAAAGCTTTAGAAATGCCATCTGAATGCCCGCAATGTGGTAAAGGTATGCATGGAACAGAAAGGCGATTAAATGAAAAGTTTTGGAATTTGCAAAAACAATGTTTTGATTGTATAGTGACACTTGAAACAAAATTAAGAAACGATCCAGAAGCTTGGAAATTATATCAACAAGAAAAGATGTATGAAAATGCAAAAGTATTTTTCAATGATGCGGACGGAGATGTAGAAGGATTAGAAAAGATATTAACAGAAGCTTCATCAGGTGTACAAAATGCAGATGGAGATCTAGAAACATTTGAAGCAGCAATGTCTAAAAAGAAATTCAAATCTACAATATTAAAAGAATATAAAAAATATAAAAAACAAACCTTATTGGAGTTAAAAAATGGCAAGTAATGTAAAATCATTAAAATCGGCATATGAAAAGGCTGTAAAAAAAGAACAATCACTTTCTTCTTTGATGTTAGTGAATCTAGTAAAATATAAAGCAGCCAAAGCATCTGGCGATGAAAAGGCTATTGCAAAGTTTACAAAGATTGCAGGACAATTGAGTCCAAAGAAAAAGAAAGCATCCGAAGAAGCAAATACAGCATATCAAGCATATGAAGATAAGATTAGTGGATTACATGCTGACGCAGAATTGGAAATTGATGAAAATATTAATGAAGTTCGTAAATTAATAAAAAAGATGATTATTAAAGAAGCCGGAGTATTTGATACACCGGATACTACAGAACCTGCAGGAGAAGATCAGTCAAGAGTAATGTCAAAATTACAAGACAAATTTGAGGGTCCTGTAAAAGGTATTATTAATTTAATAAAAACAAAAGATGATCTCAATGCCGCAGTAAGTATGTTAATTTCAAAATCTGAAGAAACTACATCAGGATTAGGCAGAAAGGCTAAGGTATTGTTATTAAAAACAGTAAAAGAATTATAAGGAGAAAAATGTTATGAGTATATTAACAAATTTATTTGCAGGTGGTGCAGCAGACCTAGTAAAAGGTGTAGGTGGAGTTATAGATAACTTACATACATCAAAAGAAGAAAAATTAGAAGCACAACAAAAAATACAACAATTAATATCTGACCATGAAGCTAAAATGGAACAAAATATTACTGACAGATGGTCAGTTGATATGAAATCTGATTCTTGGTTATCTAAAAACGTTAGACCATTAGTTTTAATATTCTTAGTTGTATGTACAGTATTAATGATTTTTATTGATGCTGGAACAATTTCATTTGTGGTCGAAGAAAAATGGACAGACCTACTTCAAATAGTTCTTATTACAGTTATTGGTGCTTATTTTGGTGGTAGAAGTCTCGAGAAAGCTAAAAAATAGTTTCATATTTATTTGGTTTTCTGAAAAACTTTTATTATATTAAATAAATTATGACTGTAAAGAAAACATTAAAAGATATTATACGCGATGAGTATAAAAAATGTGTACAAGATCCTGTACATTTTATGCGAAAGTATTGTATAATTCAACATCCTACTCAAGGTAAGATATATTTCAACCTATACCCATTCCAAGAAGATTCATTAAATCAACTAGCAAATAATAGATATAATATTATTCTTAAGTCTAGACAGTTAGGTATTTCAACATTAACAGCTGGATATGCTTTATGGAAGATGTTATTTCATTCTGATTTTAATGCTTTGGTTATTGCGACAAAACAAGATGTAGCAAAAAATCTTGTTACTAAGGTAAGAGTAATGCACGAAAATTTACCTAAATGGTTAAGGGGTAATGTATTAGAAGATAATAAACTATCATTAAGATTAACAAATGGATCACAGGTAAAGGCAATATCATCAAAAGGTGATGCAGGTAGGTCTGAGGCATTATCATTATTAATATTTGATGAAGCAGCTTTTATTGATAAAATTGATGATATTTGGACAGCCGCTCAACAAACATTAGCAACTGGAGGTGATTGTATTGCATTATCTACTCCTAATGGAGTTGGTAATTGGTTCCATAAACAATGGGTTGATGCAGAAGCAGGTGGTGAATTTAATACCATGAAACTACATTGGACTGTACATCCTGATAGAGATCAAATCTGGAGAGATAAACAAACAGAGTTACTTGGTGAGAAAATGGCAGCACAAGAATGTGATTGTGATTTTATATCATCTGGTCATACAGTAGTTGACGGTGAGATATTACAATGGTATGGAGAAACATATGTTAAAGATCCAATCGAAAAAAGAGGAATGGATAGTAACTATTGGATCTGGGAATATCCAAATTATTCTAAAAATTATATGGTAGTAGCAGATGTTGCCAGAGGAGATGCAAGTGATTATTCTGCATTCCATGTATTTGATACAGAAGAATGTAAACAGGTTGCAGAATATAGAGGTAAGATAGGAACTACTGAATATGGTAATATGTTGATAGCGGTTGCTACAGAATATAACAATGCATTACTAGTAATTGAAAATGCAAATATAGGATGGGCATCAATACAGGTGGCATTAGATAAAGGATATCCAAATATATACTATTCTTATAAACAAGATGGATATTTAGATGAAGAGATACACTTAAGAAAAAATTATGATTTAAAGAAAAAATCACAAAAAGTTCCTGGATTTTCAATGACATCTAGAACGCGGCCATTGGTAATATCTAAATTAGAAACCTATTTTAGAGATAAAACACCAATAGTGCATTCTAAAAGATTAATAGATGAATTATTTACATTTATTTGGTTAGGTCATAGAGCAGAAGCATCAAGAGGTTATAATGATGATTTAGTAATATCATTTGCAACAGGATTATGGATGCGTGACACGGCATTGAGATTACAACAACAAGGAATGGATTTAAACAGAAAAGCATTAGGAGGAGTAGGAAAATCAGATGGAGTATATACAAACAACGGAAACTTAAAAGGATCAGGTTGGGAATGGAACTCTGGAGATAAAGACAACGACGATTTAACCTGGCTTTTATAGTACAAACATATTTATATTAAATTAGGAAATTATGGCAAAGCAAACATTAAGATCTAGACTAAAAAGACTTTTCTCAACGAACGTAATAGTTCGTAGAATAGGAAAGAAACGTCTTCAAGTTGTAGATTCAAACAAGTTACAGTCCCTAGGGAACATGAAACAAACAAAGTACATTGATAGATTTTCAGGAATACATACAAGAAATCCAGGATGGCAAACATATAATAACTCTGCAAATTATCATCAAAATAGAGTAGAGTTATATACAGACTATGAAGGAATGGATATGGACCCAATCTTATCTTCTGCATTAGATATCTATGCAGACGAATCTACAGTGAAAGATTCAGACGGAGATACTCTTACAATTAAATCACAAGATGATGATATAAGAAAAATCTTAAGAAATTTATTCTATGATGTATTAAATATTGAATATAATTTATGGCCATGGGTTAGAAATTGTTGTAAATATGGAGATTTTTATTTACATTTAGATATTGATGAAGAAGTAGGTATTGTTAATGTTACACCTTTATCGGCGTATGAAATTAGACGAGAAGAAATGTTTGATGAAAAGAATCCATATGCAGTTAAATTTTTCTATGAAGGATTAAATAATGTCGGTGGTACAGGCCGAGGAGGCCAGATGACAGAATTTGAACCATTTGAAATGGCACACTTTAGATTGTTATCTGATACAAACTTCCTTCCTTATGGTAAATCAATGATGGAAGGTGCAAGAAAGATATACAAACAATTAACTCTTATGGAAGATGCAATGTTATTACATCGTATTATGAGAGCACCAGAAAGAAGAATATTCAAAATTGATGTAGGAAATATACCACCAGGAGAAGTTGATTCTCATATGCAACAGATTATCAACAAAATGAAGAAAGTTCCATACATGGATGAACAGACAGGTGATTATAATCTTAAATTTAATCTTCAAAATATGTTAGAAGATTATTATTTACCAGTAAGGGGTGGTGAATCAGGAACTAATATTGAAACATTACCAGGAACAAGTAATGATGGAGCCGTAGAAGATATTGATTACTTAAGAAATAAAATGCATGCTGCATTAAGAATACCAAAAGCCTTTTTAGGATATGATGAAGGAGTAGAGGGTAAAGCAACATTGGCAGCAGAAGATATTAGATTTGCAAGAACCATTGAAAGAATACAAAAAATATTTCAGTCTGAGTTAACTAAAATCGCAATTGTACATTTATATACACAAGGATATACAGATGCAGATTTAATTAACTTTGAATTAATATTAACATCACCATCAATTGTTTATGAAAAACAAAAAGTAGAATTATTAAATGAAAAATTAGGTTTAGTATCTAACTTCAAAGAATCAGGAATGTTCTCAGAAAGGTATGTATATGAAAATGTATTTGGCATGAGTCAGGATGAATGGTTGAGAGAACAAGAACAAGTAATTGAAGACCTTAAGGAAGAATTTAGAAAGGAGCAGATTAAATCAGAAGGTAATGATCCACAAAAGACAAATCAATCATTTGGAACACCACATGATATAGCACAAATGCATATGCAATCAGGCATCGAAGTTCCAGGACAACAAGATGAAGGAGCAGATGAACCGGTAGCAGGACCAGGAGCTCCTAAAAAATATGGTGCCTGGAACAGAGCCAATTCTGATTATGGTAGAGATGCATTAGGAGATAAGGAGAATAATAAGGCCCTTCAACCTGATGAATCACCATTACAACATAACTATAGAGGTGGTTCACCGCTAAGCACGGAAGCAAAAGCATTTGCAAAATTCTTAACTAAGAAATCAAAAACATCAAAAGTATTGCATGAGAGTCTTTCATTAGAGAAAAAAGACTTAGATAAAGGTACAATGTTGGATGAAGATGTATTGATTCAAGAAGAAAAAGCGTAGTGAAACTTTAATAACTCTATATTTATTTATAAATCAGATAGAAAACAAACAGGGACAACGTGTCAATGAAAAAAATAAAGCATTCAAAGTTTAAAAATACAGGTATTCTCTTCGAAATGCTCGTACGACAAGTGGCAGCAGATACAATGCATGGCCGTAGAACAAAGGCACTACCTTTAATAAAAAAACATTTCAAATCAGGTACAGAACTTGGTAAAGAATTAGAATTATATAATACTCTCCAAAAGGAAGAATTCAAATCAGAAACTAATGCACAAAAATTTCTACAAGCCTGTGTAAGTGCAAGAAAGGCGTTAAATGAAAGTGCATTACGTAGACAAAAGTATAATCTTATTAAAGAAATTTCAGATAAGTTTATTGTTGAAAATTTCTTTAAATCTAGAGTATCAAATTATACTGTATTAGCTTCTATATTCAAATTATTCGAATATGCAGAAGTTGATAATCCAGCTGCAATTGTAAGATCTAAGAGTACATTAGTAGAACATGTATTACGTAACGCACTTAATACTCCAGTTAAGAAAAAAACAGGTAACAAAATTACAGAAACATATACAGTTCAACCTAAGGATGTAAGATTGTTATCATATAAAATGTTAATTGATAAATTTAATGATAAGTATAATGGGCTTAATCAACGTCAAAAGAATATATTACGTGAATATATTAACAATGTAACAAATACAGTTGCATTAAAAGAATTTGTACAAACTGAAATTCCAGTCATCCAAAAAGAACTTAAAAGGGCATCTACAAGAGTTGGTTCTAAAATAGTTAAGATTAAGTTAAATGAAGTTAACAACATGTTAACCAAAATTAATGAATCATCTGTTATTAAAGATAAAGATGTATTAACAATGTTACGTTATTATGAATTAATAAAAGAACTTAAAAACGTGGAGATGAAATAATGAGTGCTAATCCATCACAAAAACAAACTTGGTTTCATACTAACCAATGGAGCGGATCTAAACCAGATCCAGGAAAATATTATGATCCAAGACCAATAGCAGCAAGTGCAGGTAGTATAGATGTTACTGGTGAAGGATATGGAGCAATACTAATAGGTAATGTAACTAATTTATTTATAACAGCATCTAATGGTACAGTTATTCCAACCGCTCAATTTGATGTAAAAACAATATATGATATAGGAATCAAAGGAATAAACCAAGGTGCTACAGGTAACTGTACTATATTCAAAACACGTTAATAAGGATTAAGATATGAAATATTTAGATAAATTTAAGAAATATTTGAAGGAAGAAGAAGATTCTGAATTAGAAGAAGGAAGTGCAACTGCTAATCTAGATGGAGGAGAAGGTCCTGTTAAGACACCATATGCATTTGGAGATGGTTCTAAAAAGTCTAAAAAGAAACAAAAAGATAATGCAGAAGCTGCAACCAATTTTGAATTAGTTAAAGACTCATTATATATAAGAATGATGAAATCACTTAATAGCTCAGGACAATTAAATGAAACATCATATAGAGATTATAAAAAAGATCCAACATCAACACCACAACAAAAAGTTAATAGAGGAATAGCCGAAGTTAATAAAATGTTAGGATTGATGGAAAAAATAGTAAATAACAATTTACGGTTAAAAACAGAAATGGGAGTTCAATCAAACCATTTTTGGAAATCAACCGGAAGTAGATTTGCAAAGATAAATGAAAGAATGACAAGGATTGCAAACCGATTAAAAGAATTATCACAATAGGAGCCAATTATGGGAAAACAATTATTAGTTAATTATCAAACATTTGAGATAAGTCCTCAACAAATAAATGAAAGTTTATCAAAAAATGATGGACGTTTAATTGTTAATGGTGTATTACAAAGAGCTGAATCAAAGAATCAAAATGGTAGAATATACCCAAAAGAAACTTTGATGAGAGAAGCAACAAAATATTCTGAATCATTTATAGCAGAAAAAAGAGCTTTAGGAGAACTAGATCACCCAGATTCATCAGTAGTAAATTTGAATAATGTTTCTCATAATGTTTTAGATATGAAATGGAATGGTGATGATTTATGTGGTACTGTAGAAGTATTAGGAACACCTGCAGGAAATATATTAAAAGAATTATTCAAATCGGGAATAAGATTAGGTATAAGTTCAAGAGGAATGGGATCTGTAAAAGAAATGATGGGAGAAGGTGAAGAAACTTTAGAAGTTCAACCTGACTTTGAATTAATTGCTTTTGATTTTGTTTCTAATCCATCAACACATGGAGCATTTTTATCACCAGTAACAGAAGGTAAAATTATTAAAGTTGATAAATATAAAAATGTAAATAAATTAATAACTGATATAATTAAGGAGTACTAATATGTTAAAAGATATGGAATCACAATTTGCACCAGGAAAGACAACTAAAGTCTCTGATGTGTTAGCAGGTGATGGAAAAGGTAATACAGGGTTAGCTGGATTAGGAGAAGCAAATGCGTCTAAATATTCAGTTACTGAAAAGAGAGATCCATTAGCATTAGAAGGAAAAAAGAATAACGGATTGTTTGCAATGGAAGGAGTTTCAAAATATGGATTAATAGGCAAAGGTCCAATAGCTTATATAGATAAGATAGAGAGGTAATATGAACTTAAAAAAACAATATCAAAGATTATTTGAAGGAAGACAAGCCTTTGCAAAAGCAAATACATTAAAGACAGGTGATTCTTTATTAGAATATACTCCTGGAGATAGATATGGTGGACAAGATGGTGATGCTGCTATGAATGATATGGACTCAGAAATTGACTTCAGAACACCAGAACCATTTGATATCGAATATTACTCAGATCAATTAAATACTATATTAGAATCTATAGATGATTATCATCAAGAATTAGGAACTAACATAGAAAAGAAAGCTCAAGAGACTGGTAATTATAAATTAGATGCGGCAGAAAAACAAGTATCTAGATATATTAATGTAGCTACAAAAGGATTAGAAGATCTTCAAAAATATTTAGAAAGACAAAAAGGGAACTTATAATGGCAAAGCAAAGTAAATACGAAAATGCATTATTAAAAACAATAATGAAAAAATCTAAATATCTATCAGAGAATTTTGGAGCAGAAGAAGAAGAAGGAATTACTTCAGAACAAAAAAAATCATTTACTGAAGCAGTAGGTAATTATCATACAATAGGTGAAAATGTATATAGAAATTCATCATTAAGAGAAATTACAGAACAATTAGCTGAAATAGTTAAAGTAGCTGAATCACTTACATTATCAGAATCAGAACATTGGTTTGATAATGTTACTACTAGCCGTCATATGAAAGGCCTAAAAGAATCATTCAAAGTGTTTGAAAAGACTGCAAATGAAGTTCATACATTACAACAAAGATTAGAATCTGCATATGAGGATATAGGTGGTACATTAAACAAGTATTATAAGATAAGTGAAGCATTAAGAGAAGATGGTAAACCAGATTATCTAGATATGGATAAAGATGGTAATACAGAAGAACCTATGAAAGCTGCAATAGCTCAAAAATAAGATCTTAATTGATTAGGATATATGAAATATATTCTTTATATTAATAATAGTTATAATCATAAAATAGTTATATGAACAAAAAACACAAAATCTGGCAATCTCATATTCCAGGAGCTGCATTAGGAGCTGAAGTAATTAGTACCAAAATGTTTGATAAGAACGGAAATTCATACATGAAACCAGATATTGACTTTGCGTTACGGTTTTGGAAGCGTGCAATGAAGGATTCTGGTAAGATGATGGAATATAAAGATCGTACTCGTTATACAAAAAAATCACAAAAACGCCGAGTACAAATGGAAAATGCAAAATTCTTCCAATGGGTGGACGATCAAAATAACCAATAGATAGTTATAAACAACGCTTTTGTAATTTCTAAAATTTTCTTAGTTTTAATAGTAGGTTTATTGGATAGTATCTATATTTATTAATAGAAAAGTATACAGTAATCCAATATTACTGTCACTGAACTATATAAACAACCTATCTATTAAGAATCCTAATATTCTTATTTCCGACAAAATTATAAATTAAGAGGAGAAATTCAATGAACAAATTATTGAAAGAAGCAATCGCAGACGCTAAAGCAGTTAGAGAAACGGCATTAGCAAATGCAAAATTAGCACTAGAGGAAGCATTTACACCTAGACTTCAATCTATGTTATCTGCAAAACTTTCTGAAGAAGAAGAAATGGAAATGGAAGAAGATGAAGACATGGCAGCACCAGAAATGGAAGCTCCTATGGATGAACCTGTTCCAGAAGCACCAGTAGAAGACCCAGCAGTAGCTGAAGGTGACTATGGTGATGAAGAAGTTTCTGAAGAAGAAGAGTTTGCAGCACCAGCACCTGAAGAAGCACCAGTTGAAGAACCGGTAGCTGAAGAGGAAGATCTTGAACTTGAAGCAATCTTACGAGAGCTTGAAGGAGAAGAAGAAGAAGTTACTGAAGGCGAAGATGAAGAAGAGACTGTTGAAGAACAATCTGATTCAACTGATATCGGCAAAGGTGACAACAAACTGGATGCAGCAGATGCAAAAGATGAAGAAGACCCAGGAAAAGGAAAACTATCTGAAGAAGAAGAAGAAGAAGAAGTTGACCTAGAGGAAATCATCAATGCATTAAGAGAAGAAGAAGGCGATGACGTTAACGCGGCTGAACCAGAAAACGGACCTGCATTAGAAGAAGGTGAAGATGAAGCAGAAGCAGAATTAGAAGAAGCTTACAAAGTAATTAGATTTATGAAATCTAAATTAAATGAAGTTAATCTATTGAATGCCAAACTATTATTCTCAAACAAATTATTTAGAAACCATAACCTAAACGAAGGTCAGAAAATGAAAGTTATTGAAAACTTTGACAGAGCTCATTCATTGAGAGAAGTTAAATTAGTATTTGCTACATTATCTGAATCGTTCAAGATTAATGGTGGACGAAAGCGAGTAAAAACAATTAAAGAATCTTACGCAAGTAAAGCTTCTAGATCTACTAGACCATCAAAAAGAGTCCTTTCGGAAGGCTCCCAAGTGGCAAATAGATTTAAGAAATTAGCTGGACTTATTTAAGATTAAAAAAAAGAGGAAATTAAATGAACATTAATTCTTTAATGCCGAATGATACACTAGCAAAACAAAAAGCAGTGACAGGCGGTTTAGTAAAAAAATGGGAAAGAACAGGACTTTTAGAAGGAATGAATCAGGAGTATGAAAAAACTGGTATGGCTGTGCTTTTAGAAAACCAAGCGAAACAATTGGTATCTGAAGCAAACCAAACAGGTACTTCTGCTAATTCAGAAGAATGGTCAGGTGTTGCTCTTCCATTAGTACGTAGAATCTTCGCAGAAATAGCTGCAAAAGATTTCGTAAGCGTACAACCAATGAATTTACCATCTGGACTTGTATTCTTCCTAGACTTCAAGTACCAAACAGGTCAACCAGGATTTACAACAGGTGCTGGTAAAGATTCACAAAATGATTCTGTTTTTGGTGTTACCGATGATAGAAACGGAACTACTCCAGCTACTGAAGGTCTTTATGGCGCAGGTAGATTTGGATATTCTGTAAACGAAGCTGCAATTGGAACATCAGCAGCTCCAAAAGTAAATGGTACAGGAGCAGTAGGTGTGAACATTGTAACTGGATCAGTATTTACTCAAACAACTTTTGAAGATTATACAAACCATGATGCAGAATTTTCAGCTTCTTTATCAGGTGCGTTTACTGAGTACAATACAGTATCTTGGAAATTTGCTGCAGGTGATTTAGCAGATGGTAATGGTGTAAGAGCATTTAAAGTATCAGGATCTGGTATTACTACTTACTATCCACAATTTACTACGGTAACTGGATGGACAGGAAAATCAACTGATACTCCAACTGTTAAGTTCTTAGTTAAATCTCCGGATGGTACAAAAGGTGGTACAGTTGTAAATGGTGTTGTTTCATACCAAAAAGCTCCAAGTGATATCGCAAGAGGTGACTTCGAAGATTCATTACCAACTACTTCAACTGAAGTATCTGGTTTAGATATTCCAGAAATCAACCTTGAAATGAAATCTGAGGCTATCGTTGCTAAGACACGTAAGTTGAAGGCAGTATGGACTCCTGAGTTCGCTCAAGACTTGAATGCTTATCATTCAATTGATGCAGAGGCAGAATTAACTTCTATGTTATCTGAATACGTTTCGCAAGAAATTGATTTAGAATTATTAGATATGTTGATCTCTAATGCTCAAACAATTGACAGATGGTCAGCAAAAATTGGATATGAATATGATGCAGCTAGTACAACTTTTAGTGCTAACAATACTGCAGCTCAAGCATACAACCAAGGAACTTGGTTCCAAACTTTAGGTACGAAAATACAAAAAGTTTCGAACAAAATTCACCAATTAACATTAAGAGGTGGAGCAAACTTCCTAGTATGTTCTCCAACTGTAGCAACTATCTTAGAATCAATTCCAGGATATGCAGCTGATACAGATGGTGACAAAATGCAATTTGCAATGGGTGTACAGAAAGTTGGTGCAATCAATAGTAGATTCCAAGTATATAAGAATCCTTATATGACTGAAAATACTATCTTAATGGGATACAGAGGAGCACAATTCCTTGAAACTGGAGCAGTTTATGCACCATATATTCCGTTAATCATGACTCCATTAGTTTACGATCCATCATCATTCACTCCAAGAAAAGGTGTAATGACTAGATATGCTAAGAAAATGGTAAGACCAGAATTCTATGGTAAAGTTTACGTAGATGGTTTAGATACTATATAATATTAGTTAAATAACTAATTTTATTAGGATATTGTAATTTGAAGGGTGCCTTTTTAGGCACCTTTCTTACACTCGGCCATATTTATATTAAAGATAATGGCTACTAAAATTAAATGGGAGGATGCAGATTTTAAGTGGGATTTAGCACCTACTGATACATCGGCACCAAGATATACCTGGGATGATGTAACATTAGTTGAAGAACTAATATCAGGTGGAGCAACTGGTGAAGAAGTTGCTTGGAATGTAGACCAATTAGATCCGGACAAGAAAAAACGTTTTATTAAACTTATATGTAAAATAAAAGGTATAGAAACTTATTCAGGTCAAAAAACAATTCATGATGATATTTCGGTAACAGCCGAAGATTGTGAACTAGTAATAAAAGAAGTATTAGGAATAGATTTAACAGTGGAGAATATACATGTATAAATTATTTACAGACAAGGCAGAATTATTTGAATGTGACATTAAAATAGAAGGAGCAAGCCTTTCTAATTCAACTGCAAGGTTAGTTGTAGAAACTAATGATTATAGTTTAATGTTTAATGGTAAGATTAATAACTCAGGTAAGTGTGAAATACCTATTAAGAAATTAAAAGGACTTATAGATGAAAATAGCAAAGGTAATATTAGGCTAGAGGTAATTGCAGAAGATACATATTTCATACCATGGAAATCGGAATTTGAAATTAATGCAAGTAAGAAGGTAACAGTTGAAATTAAATCTCAAAACAAACCATTGATAGAATCTAGAGGACCAAAAGTACAAGTTTCAAAGATTAAAGAAACTAAAAAAATAAATAAATCAAAAAAGGTTACAATATCAGAATCAGAAAGAACTCATATTCTTAATATTATGAAATTACTGATTCATGAAAATGTTAATATAGATAATCTTTCTATAAAGAAGGATAAATTAAATAAAGTTATAGCTACATATAATCAATTCAAACCAATTAACGAGTCTTCAAAAGGAAAGGTTATGAACGGGGTATTGACTGTATTAGCAAAAACACAATAGGAGGCATAAATGGCTTTACCAGATTTAACAGGCCAAAATATTCAAGATACCTATAATAGGTTATTGCAAATATCATCTAGCGGTGAATTAGCTGATGGTACTGGCTCATTAGTTCCAACACTACAAATAACTGCATCTTATGCAATTTCTGCATCTCATGAAATAACATATGAAACTTCATCATCTTATGCTGAAACTGCATCAATGGCATCTAGTAATTTTATTGTACAAGGAGATATAACATCTTCAGGACATATAAGCCAAAGTGGACAACTATATACAACTGCAGTAAAGATACCAAGGGTTGATAATGGATTACCAGCTGGAATATTAACTAGTAATAAATTACAATTTTACGAAACAAGTGTTGCAAATCAAGGTATTGTTGGAGTTGACATACAAACTTCTGGAACAAAAGGTACACTCTTAATACGATCCGGAGGAACTGGTGTAATATACCTTGATGGATATAATGATAGTTATATAAATATTCCTGGAGATTTTGGCATTGGTACTAGTTCACCTAGTTACAAGTTAGATGTAAATGGAACAGGTAGGTTTACTAGCCATTTATATACAAATGGAAATATAGTAGGAGATAATGCTACTGACATAACTAATATGTCTGATGGTACATTTTCTGGAACAGTTGATGCTACTAAAGTTACTGCAACTGATGTTTATGCTGATAGATTTGTAACTGGTTCAATAGTAGATTCTATGTTAATGATGGCTACTGCATCAATTGGTGTACTAAAAGGTAATGATGCAACAACGACAGGATTAGAAGTTTCAGGATATATTTTAGCAAATCACATAACAGCATCAGGTAATATAAGTGCAAGTGGAGCAATATATACAAATACAATATTTGGAGAAACTACATTAAATATCAATCCTAACTCAAATGGCCCACAATTCGCAGCACCTTATTCTCATACACTTCAAGTATATGGGGGCATAAGAGCTAAAGATGATTCGTTCTTTATGGGCAAAATAACAGCCTCAGGTGATATAAGTTCAAGTGGTCAAATATTTGGAGATCAATGGGTTGGAAATGGTACAGTTTTTCCAGATTTTAATACAAACCCCCAAGCAAAAATAAAAGTAAATGAATCTGGAGTAA